TGATTAACCATGAGACGGGGCTGAACGATGATACGACCGGCACCGCTGTTGCAATTGATGCTTACATTAGCTCGTCTGAGTTTGATATTGGTGACGGCCATAACTTTGGTTTTGTGTGGCGAGTGTTACCGGATTTAACTTTTGGTGCTTCTACAAACACCCCCACCGCCGTTGCCCCGCAGGTAACCATGACGCTGTACGGACTGGCTAATTCTGGTTCGGGAACTACAAGCACTGCTAACGGCACAGTTGTAAAGGGTAGTACGTACGTCATTACCGAAGAGTTTACAGGCCAGATATTTACTCGCATGCGTGGTCGCCAGATGATCTTTAAGATTGGATCAAATCAGATTAATACGCAGTGGCAACTAGGCGCTCCCAGAATTGACATCAGACCGGACGGTAGGCGCTAATGGCTGAACTAAACGCACCTCCACCAAGTCTGCCGTTGGCCCCAGCGGAGTACGAAAGCCGTTACTTTAGTCAGCTAAATAACATTTTACGTCTGTACTTTAATCAACTAGCCAACCCCGGCGACATGGGCGGGGCAACGCTGAATCTGAACATCGAGACACTGCCAACTGAAGCTGACTTTGCTAGCTTGCGACTAGGCGATGTTTACAGAGATACACAAGACGGTGTACAAGATGGTAGCCAAATGCTTCGCATAAAGACGTCAACATGATATTATCGACCAACCCCCATTTTGAGAGGCAAAAATGAGCCTGCACGCACTAGCCACCAGCATGGCATCAAAGGGTCGCAATGGCGATTCAATGCTTGTCCACATGACGCCCGGCGAAGTACACGGGCTACAGGCTTTGGCCATGAAACATGGCGGATCGCTGACCACTAACCCAGATACGGGTTTACCCGAGGCCAATTTTTTAAAATCCATACTACCGATTTTGGCGGGTTTTGCGCTTGGCCCCGCTGGTATGGGTATAGCTTTTGGGGGTCTGTCTAGCGCGGCTTCCGCAGGCTTGCTAGTTGGTGGTGTTACAGGTTTAGCTACAGGTAGCTTAGAAAAAGGATTGATGGCTGGTTTAGGTGCGTATGGCGGTGCGGGTCTAGGTGCTGGGTTGGAAACTGCCGCTGTACAAGGGGAACTTGCTTCTAATATGCCTACGTTGGCAGGGCAAGCCCCAGAGCAAGTAAAAGCCTATTCCGATCAAGTTATAGCTGCGCGGGATGCGGCTATGAATAAAGTCGGCGGTATGAGTGGAATAGATAAGCTATCCGCAGGTTTCGATGCCGCTAAAGCCGCACCGGGAGCGTTCCTTAAAGACAATCTGATGCCTTTAGGCATGGCGGCGGCTCCTATCATGGCTGACATGATGGTGCCCACAACTACCAAAGCATCGTCTCCTATGGCTCCCGGCAGAATCCGTGAGAAGCGTTGGGATGGCCGTCAGTTTGTAGATGTAGCCAGTACAGATGCGGGTGTGTACAACACAAGCGGACGTAACTTCTCTGATCTGTATCGTGGCTATAACGGCGGCGGTATTGTGGCTTTGGCTGGCGGCGGTGTACCCGGTTATGCTGGTAACGCGGGTAGTGTTGTTAACGCCCCATTAGATACGAAGAACGAAATCTATCAATATTTTGCTAAGCCTGAAACACAAGCATTGTTGGCGGCTGGTAATGACGCGGCTGTTGCTCAAGCCTTACAAGATAGAAATTACAGCCTTGCAGATGTGGCAAAGGCTACTGGTACTCAAAATCAACTAGCAGACTACGAACGTCGTTTTACTACAGCCGTTAACACGCCTACTACAAGCGCGCAAGAGTTCCAAGCAATGACTTCGGATGTTGGTTTAACAGGTCAAGCACTGGCTAACGCTTTGTCGGGTTCAGGAATGTCTGCTGCGGGGCAGTATGCGGCTACGCACGGTTTGGCAGATACCGCCGGTATCTTAGACGCCAGTGGAAAACCTGTCGGTCTTTACAACACAATTGGTTACACTGCAGGCGCGTTACCCGGCGACCAAGGCGGTTTATCAGGGTTGTACGCTAACATTAACTATTCGGCAAAAGGTTTACAAGATAAAATCTATTCAGGAGCCTTAACCGTAGAAGAGGCGCAAAGACTTGCAAATAATGAAATGACCCGTATTGGGCTTAGCAAAGCGGATGTTAAAGCAGCAACAGGTAAAGACCTTGATAAGTTGTTTTTGCCAAGACAAGACGCCACGCAAAGAACGACTACTACCGTAACTACACCAACTGATATTGCTACAGCAGCCAGTACAGCGCTTCCAGTAGGCGTAGGTGGCAATACAGGCCCATCTCAAATTGGTGGTGGCGCAACGGTTAACCCCAACGGAACCATCACAACTTCCCCACGTATCCCCGGCATCCCAGTTGGCGGCTTTACAGGCATGACTGGCGTGCGTAAGGCGTATACCGATGGTGGTGGAGATTTAGGTTACACATCTCCCGTACCTACATCACTTGATGCCTTTAATAAGACTTATGTTACTGACCGCATGAGTGATGATTCTTTGGCGGCTTACGAATACCTAACCGGTAAGAAGGGCGCTAAGTACCCAACCAAATCCGGTTTTGCTGGTCAACTCTCTCAGGACTATGCTACAGCGGTGCTGGGCTACCCTGCAAGGGGCAACCTGCCGTACATCTACAACAAAGCCACAGGTAAGATGGATCCCAACCCGGACTATGTAGCCCCCGGACGCAATGCCGCAGGGGATGTGACGTACACCATGTCATTAAACGACATTAAGAAGTCGTTGGCAGATACCCCAATGTCTGGCCAAGCTTTGTACGACTGGGCAATGAGCAACAACCTCTCTGCACAACAGATTGCTGACGCTACGGGAAGAAGTTTGTCAAGCGTGTACTCTGACTTCCGTGCAGGCTCTAAAGCTGCCGCTAAAAAGAAAGAAGATGATAAAGCCGCTGGTATAAATACGTTGGTAGACAATAGCGGTGCTGGCAGTAGCGATAGCGGTGGTGGCCCCGGAGGTACTGGCCCCGGAGGTGTTGGTGGTGCTGGTGGCCCCGGGTCTACAACAGCGTCAGAAAGTATAGGCCCCGCCGCCGACAGTGGTGATAATGATGCTAAAGGCGGTTATTACTCTCGTGGCAAACTAAACTACCGCGCTAAGAATATGGCTATGGGTGGTACCGCCCGTGACGGGGTGCAACAAATTAACGCAGGTACCGACACGGTTAGCCAAGCAATTAACACCGCAACTAGCGCATTGGGCGGTGTTAGCGGAGGTGGCGGGGGTGGCGGTAGCTTTGGTTTTGATGGGCTTTTTGGTAGTGGTGGTGGTAGTAGTAGTAGTAGTGGTGGAGGTATTAGCCTTCTTAATGGTAACTTTGGTGGACAAAATACTACTACTTATAACGGATTTGGCGGTAGGCCACCACCCACGTTTAGTTCAACAAATACGGATACAACGCGCGTGCCCGGTACCGACGTTTCGGGCGTCTTCTACCCACAGGTTTCACCTTTTCCAAACAGCGGCCCATTAGATAACCCTAATATGCCAATAATAGATTACAGCCCCTTTTCCGAAGAAGGCAGAAGAAAAAGGGCGGAGCAGGTAGAACTGGGTAGAGCCGGTGGCGTTACGGCCACAGGCCCAATGTACCATGACATACTTGATTACGCCACGGCTAACGGTTTAGACGATTCCGATATGGGCCGAATAATAGATTACAGCCCCTTCTCTGAAGAAGGCAGAAGATACAAAAACTACCAAAATATAGACTCCCAAATACAGCAGCTACCTTCTGTTACGGCATACAACGACTACACAAAATCTATTGGCGGACGCCAACCTACAGCCAATGAAATATCGCAAGTGGAACAATTGCGTAAAGGCATCGTAGGCGATCCGGGGTTTACAAATTTGGTTTCTCAGGGCGGTAATATGGGCGTTGCCAGTCCGTATAACAGAACCAATATGCTTGGTATGCCCAGATTTGATTACGGAAGCAGTGTAAACACTACTACCACCGAAGACATGATGGGCGGTAGAAGAGGCCCTGCTATTCCATTTGGACAGGCTATATCGCAACTTGGTATACCCGCAGGTCTAGACGACAGTGATATGGGCCGTATTGGGATGTTATCAGCTCAAAGAAACGCAGCAGAGCGAGCGTCTTATGCAAACAGAAATCCCGCGTCAATGTCGGATCTTGCAAGGCAGCTTGGTTTGCCTAGCGGTGGTAACTATCCAACAGGTGCAATTAGTAATGGGCCATTAAATACTGGCTCGACGTATGCTACTGGCGGTATGACCGGCTACGCTCTTGGTGGATTGGGTACGCTAGGTGGTTACTCTGATGGTGGCCGTTTGCTTAAAGGCCCCGGTGATGGTGTGTCTGACAGCATCCCTGCAACCATTGGCCGCAATCAACAACCCGCACGCCTTGCCGATGGTGAGTTTGTAATACCTGCACGCATTGTGTCTGAACTGGGCAACGGCTCTACAGATGCAGGCGCTAAGAAGCTTTACGCCATGATGGATCGCGTGCAACGCGCACGGGGTAAAACCACAGGCAAAAACAAAGTGGCGGCCAATAGCCGCTCTGATAAATATCTTCCCGCATAAGGAATAGATCATGGCTGAACCACAAATCTCCCAGATAACGCAATCGCAAACCACAATCCCCGACTACGCTAGGCCGTACGTCGAGAACCTGCTGGGGCAAGCGCAAGCCTACACTGACCCATCTCAGAACCCTTACCAGCAGTACATGGGGGATCGTCAGGCGCAGTTCTCTCCTTTACAGCAGATGTCTTACGACAATGCGGCAATGATGCAGGGTTCTGGCCAGTTAAAAGACGCGACTGCTATGGCGGGTACCGCTGGTCTAGGTGCTCTTAATACAAGCTACACATACAACCCATATCAAACTAAATCGTTTACTGGTGGTACACAAGGTTCTTACGACCAGACCACTGGCAAATACACGCCGGGTACTGGCATGGCTAGTCAGTATATGTCCCCCTATATGGGTGAGGTTGTTGCTCGTCAACAAGCCGACGCTCAACGCCAAGGGGATATTGCCGCGCAAATACAGCAAGCACAAGCGGCTCGTTCCGGTGCGTTTGGTGGTAGTGGTGACTATCTTATGCGCGGTCAAGCTCGAAATAACTTAGCTCGTCAAAAAGGCGACATTGCTGCTCAAGGATTGCAAGCCGCGTACAGCCAAGGCATGGGGCAGTTCAACCAAGAGCAAGCGGCTACACAAGCGGCGGCTAACCTCAATGCTCAGCAAGGTCAGTTTGGCGCAGGGCTGGGGCTTCAAGGTTTGCAAACAGCGCTGACAAGCGCTAACACTTTGGGTAACTTAGGCAACACCCAGTACCAACAGAACATGGGCATCAACCAGATGCAGAACCAGTATGGCTTGCAACAGCAACAGCAACAGCAAAACATTCTAAACAATCAGTATCAAGATTTCCTGAACTTCCAGAACTCGCCATACAAGCAGATGGGCTTCATGTCCGACATCCTGCGTGGTCTGCCATTGACTCAGCAATCAGCAACCATGTACCAAACACCCCCATCAATGAGTTCACAGTTAATTGGCGCAGGTACGGCGGCGGCAGGTTTTGCCCTGCGTGCCAAAGGTGGCTCTGTTGGAGAGAAGCCTGCGGGTCTGGCTGATCTGGCTCTATCAAGAATGGGTTAAGGAAGTAACATGGCAATCGACCAAAGAGACATCACATCCCAGTTGCGCATGATGGATGACCGTGCTTTGCAGCAATATGCTGCGATGCACAAAAACGATCCGTATGTATTCCCCTTGGCCTTCCAAGAGAGCCAGAACCGCCAGAAGATACGCATGAGTGGTCAAGCTCAGATGGGTGGTCAAGAGATGCCCAAGGTTAACGATGCCGCACTGATGGCAATGTCACCTCAAGCCGCACCCCCGCAAGCCCCTCAAGGGCAGGGCATTAGTAACCTGCCTGCTCCCAACATGCAACGTATGGCTGATGGCGGTATTGCAGGCTACGAAGATGATGAAGAAGGTATGGCCACAGGTGGTATGGGCGGCATGTTTAACTTTGCTCAGCAAAGCGAGCCAGTGGTTCGTATGGCAGGTGGTGGTGTTGCTCGATACAACGGGGCGACCGGGTCTGTTACGGGCGTTTCTCCTGAGTTGTTGAGTAAATACCAGCAGGAAGCCACGGAAATGGCTATGGGTACGAGAATGCAGTTTAGCCCAGACGTAAAGGCTGTTGTGGGCAAGATTCAGGCTGCGCAAGAAAGTTCCTACCTAAAAGAAGAACAGAAACAAATGTTAGAAGGAAGCCCGTTACGTAATAAAAAGCAAGATGCAGCATCAATGGTTGCACCCACTGCATCTACGGCTTCTGCTGTGTACGACCCAACAGAGAATCTTAAGAAGCTCGCACAGACAAACGCTAGGTACACAACTCCTTCTGAGCCAAAAAATGCGGAAGAAGCTGCAATGCTTAATCGGTATCCGGCCACAAAGCCAGCTGCTGATAAAGCACCCCCTGCAAAAGCAAAAACAAAAACTAAAGTAGAAGCCTCCGTTCCAAACGTAGAAGCCCCTGCTCCAACGCCGGACGCGTTGGCAAGCCTTGGAATAGTTCCTTACGGGCAAAGCAAGGCAGGGGATGCCCCAGCGTACACACCCAAAACAGCGGAAGAAATTCGTACAAAATCCGAAGCGTTAGCCAAACCTGAATTAGATAAAATCCAAGCAAGCTACAAGCCCTTTGGGGAACAGTTTGCGCAAGATCGCTCACGTATTGATACTCGTGAAAAAAACATGCTTTCTGATGCGTTGATTCGTGGTGGCCTTAAGACGATGGCTGGCAAATCGCAGTTTGCTATGCAAAACATTGGTGAAGGCGGCCTTGAGGCGCTGAACGTATACCAAGAGACGCAGAAAACCAACGATGCTGCACGCAAAGCATTGACGCAATCAGAGATGTTAATGTCTCAAGCCCAACGCGCAGAAGAACGTGGTGCCCGTGGAGAAGCTGTTAGCTTGTTTGCACAAGCTGAAAGAGCCGAACAGACGGCCCTGCAATTCCAGCAGAAGGCACAAGAGATGGCAAATACAAAACAGTACCAACAAGGTTCGTTGCTTGTTGCGCAACAGAATGCTATTACTGCATCGCGTAACGCTGACGCCAATATGGTAGCTGCAAAAAACCGTGGTGCAGGTGCAGGTGCAATGGCGCTGTCACGAGAAGCTCAGTTGCAGTTAAATGCGGCAAAACTAGAACTTACAGATATTTCTAAACAACTAGAAAAAGACATCCGCCTTAACTTGCCTAAAAACGCAGAAGCAAAAGCACGTCTGGAAGCGCGTCGAACTCAATTAAGAGCCGATATTGCAAAATTAGGTGGTAGCGATACAATATCTGAAATCCCCCTTGCTGGCAGTGGTAGCGGGGATAAAGTTATAGATTTCACCAAAATACCATGACATACTCAATCCGCCTCCCAGATGGAACCCTCGTACAGAATATTCCTGACGAAGTAACCCCGGAGGCGGCGAAGGCTAGGATTCTTAAATCCCGCCCAGACCTTGCCCCCAAAGAACGTTCGCTGACCGAAGCGATAACCGACATTGGTGCTGGTGCCGTATCAGGGCTTGGCAGTTTGGTTCAGCTACCCGGACAGTTGTATGGGCTAGCTACGGGCAACATGGAAAAAACTGGGGCGCTTGGCCTTGGTGAAGACATCCAAAAATACGGCGAAGAAATGAAATCTTCGGGTCTAAAAGCCCGTGAAGCCGCCCGTTCACGTAAGGTGGAAGAAGCAGAAAAACGTGGTCAAGGTGCCGCGTTCCTTACTTCATTTGCCGAGACAATCAAAGACCCCGCACTGCTATCTTCTTTCCTTGCTGAGCAAGTGCCCCAACTTGTTGTACCCGGAGCCGCCGCTGGTATTGCAGGGCGTTCAGTTCTAAAACGTGGGGTTATTGCTGGGCTTGAAGAAGCTACCGCTAAAGAAGCCGCCATCAAAGCAGGTACGTCTGCCGCTGTCCGTGCAGGCGCAGTTCAGCAAGGTGCTGACGTTGGCTCTCAAGCGTATGAAGATATTTACGCTAAGCTTCTCAAAGACGGTAAGTCTGAGCAGGAAGCCGCAGGTATTGCCATCAATTTAGCCCGTGCCGCTGGCGCATCGGGTGCAATAATTTCTTTATTAGCGCAACGTTTGCCCGGTGCAAAAGCATTGGAAGAAGCCTTGGCTGGTGGTAAAGGTGTATCTGGTATGGTAGGTGGCGCTTTCAAAGGCGCACTGGGTGAAGGCTTAAGCGAATCAGTGGAAGAAGGTGGCGGCAAGTTCACACAAAACTTGGCCATGCGCGAAGTCGATCCTACTCAAGCGTTGATGCAGGGCGTAGGTGCAACAGCAGGTCAAGCCGCTGTTGGTGGTGTTGGTATGGGTGGCGGTGCGGGCGCAATCAGTGGCTTCCGTGGAAACGTAACTCCAGAAGCTCAAGCACAAGTACCCGGACAACCCTCTACTACAGAAGCCGCCGCACAAGCCGCACGTGAAGCCCGCGCTCAAGAGCAGATGGGTGTTAGACAAGGCCGTGATGCCCGTGAGGGCGAAAAGTTAATTGATGCAGAAGCTAAAGCCGAAGCTGAACAACAACAACTTGCTCGCGTAGAAGCTGAGAAGGCTGCCGCTACAGAACTACAAGCACTACGTGCCCAACGTCAGGCTGAACTGGAACAAACGTTCCCCAAAGATTACAGCGATGTAATGCAGAAGACCGACTCTTACGCAGAGTTGTTTAAAGAAAAACAAGCGTTGTTAGGGCAGACAGAAACCACAGAAGTTAAGAGCCGCATTAAAACTGTTACGGATTTAATGATAGGTATTGCCGAAGAGGACACCCGTGTACCTACAGAATTTGCACGGATGCAGAAGGAAAACGCCAAGGTAATTAAGAAGCTACCCCCTGAATTGCAGGCCAAATATGCAGCGGCGGCGTTTACCCTTCCTAAACCCCAACAGATGGAGATGCGTGCGTTTATAGATCAACCACCACCCATACAACAAACAGATTTAATGGGTAACCCCATTGAGCAAGAAGCACCCGCACCAGCTACGCCTGATAAGTTTAAAACTGTGCAGACAGCAGCGGAAGCGCAAGCCGCCTTGGACTTACAGAACAGACGCGATGCACGTGCAGGTCAGGCTGATCGCAATGCCGCCAAAGATGCGGGTCAACTTGGTTTGTTTACTCGCGTAGGCACGCCAACTGATGAAGCCGCAGTTGCTGAACCAAAGATCATTGTAAAGAAGCCACCAGTTACCGAACCTACGGTGCGTGTAAAACCCACCCCTGAGACAGTAGCCCCTGTCATCACCGCTGATACGCTCGGTGTATTGGGTATTGGCCCCACGGCTGTGATGCGCAAGCCCGGCCATGCTATCCAAGGTTTGGACATTACCAAGCCAGAAGACGCGGCAGATGTAAAGAACATGTTGACAATCTATAAGGAAGGTCGTAGCCCTGCGATCACTCAGAAGATTGATACGTTCCTTGCACGCCCTGAATTTCAAGCCCTACCAGCACCTGCACCAAAGGTTGAAGCCGCACCCGCACCTGCGCCAGTTGTAGAAGCACCTGTTGTACAAGCACCCAAACTTCAACCCATCAAAACCACAGGCCAATCTGCTGAAAAGAAAGCGGCTAACAAAGCGGCGCAACCATCTGCAAAGAAAGCTACACGACTAGCGCTTCCTGCACCTATCAAAGTAGCAGAGGCACCACCTGCACCCGCACCTATTAAAGTTGTAAAGAAAGCCGAACCCAAGAAGGTTGAGCCTAAAAAGATTGAAGTCAAAAAAGCTGAACCTAAAAAGGTTGAGCCTAAGAAGCTTGAAGCACCAAAGGTTGAGCCTAAGAAAGAAGAGCCAAAGGTTGACAAGGCTCTTGAGAAAGCACGTGAGACTGTTGACGATCTTGACCTTGATCCTGAAACAACCAAAACCAAAGTTAAATCATTTGCCAAGCGTTTGCACAAAGCAGGCTTGATTGACGACATCAGTTTGAATGCGGTTGAAAGCATATCCAAAGACAAGGATATGGGGTACGAAGACCTGCTGGATGAGATCAGGTTTGCACTTGAGGCTTATGAAAGCCGGCAGAAGAAAGCACCTGAAGCTAAGTCTGAAACCAAGAAGGTTACAGACGAAAGCAACACCATCGAGGGTGAGACACGGGTAATCCCTGATAACGAATTTAAGTTATTGGAAGGCCCGGTCAATCGTTTGCAAGATGACCAAGTTGAAGAACTTGAAGATTTCTATGGCGTTAAGAAAGACAACCCAGAGTTCTGGAAAAAGTTACGTGCTGATGTAACCAAGTCAATCAATGAAGGCTCCAAGGCTGTAGCCAAAGCGATCCGCGAGATTGTCAATCAAATTGCATCGGGTGTGCTTGCGGTTGGTCTAATCTTTAACCCCAACGCAGTTACGAATCAGTACAACATCAACCTACAGAAAACGTTTCAAGAAACGATCTCAATAACTGCGCCTGTACCCGAAGCCGCTAAATCTAAGATGTCGCCCCTTGCACAAGATGTGTATGGCGCAATGGCACCCGTAGCAACAAAGACCGGTAAATGGTTTATGGTTGCCGATAAGCCAAACGGCATGATGCATATCTTTAAGGAAGATGGCTCTCACGTTTTGTCTGACCCTACTTTGTATGGCAAGGATAAGGGTGATGTGATGGGGGCTGTATCTTCCTTAGAAGGCGGCGCAAAAATTACCCCTGCCGGTAAGTTCACTTTGGAAAAATCTTCTGCGCGTGGGGGTTCATTACTATTAGTGGAATCAAAAGACGATACAGGGTATATTGCTATTCATGCGGCAGACACTAGTACACCCTCAGAAAATCGTTTAGGCCGTTTGGAAACCCCAACATCGGCGGACAATCGCATCAGCTATGGTTGTATCAACACCAAACATAGTACGTTTATTAACAAGGTTGTTCCCAACATAGATAGCCTTGATGGTGGCTTGATCTTTGTGTTGCCTGATGCAACTGAAACAACTGCTGAGATGTTCAAACCTGAAACAAAAGTTGTTGAACGCACTGAAACCCCCACTACCGCCAAAACAGAAGCCAAGGCAGATACGCTGGGTCGTGAGCAAGGGCTTCCACCCAAACAACCCCTACAAAAACCTGCGGTTGACTTGTCGTTTGTGGATCGCCCTGTAGCGGTCGAAGCTGACTTACAAGTTAAGCTACAAGAAGGTGATGTTAGAGGCGCGTTGCAGGCTATCCTCAAAGCGCCCAAAGGTATATACAACGATCTTGACCGTGCAGTAGCACGTCGCATCTTGTTATCTAACAAACTGCCAACTATCGAGTTGGTGGCTGAAGGTGCATTGGGTCGAGAGGGTGACAACATTGTTGCAGGTCAGTATGACGCACTGACCGATAAGATTCAGTTGGTGAACGGATATGCGGGTGCCCACGTTCTGTTGCATGAGCTTGTGCATGGATTTGTACACCGCGCTATCGCCTTGCAGGGCGCAGGCAAGCTAAACAACTTAGGTATCCGTAATTTGCAAGAGTTATACGACTACGTTGCCAAGGCTGATCCAAAGATCATAAAGCAGTATGGCATGACCAACCTCAGTGAGTTTGCATCTGAGGCAATGTCAAACAAGAAGTTTCAGTCTGCATTGATGGCTATCCCTTACCGCCGCAATAGCAACATATTTACCGCATTTGCAAAGGCTGTATTAAGAGCGCTTGGTTTGGCAACTGATGCACAACACACCGCACTGGCATCAGCCATGCTGACTGTTGATAGCATCATGACAGAAGGCCGCAAACTACAGGAATCTTTGACGGGTACAGAAGTAGAAGGCTCGTTGCCCGGCATTGCCCCCGTCATGGTGAAAGAACTTGATGCTGCAACGCGTCAATCTATCAAAGACATCCAACAACAATTCCCAACAGGGGATCAAGCGGGTGTAGGTGGTATGGTTACTCAAGCCCTGAAAGGCGTGCAATCGGCTAGAGAAAGCTCTGGCATCATGAACACCTTCCGCCAATCGGTGGCTGACAAGTACGCCACGGTTGAAGCCAAAGTATCTACCATGTTTTCTCAGGGCGTGCGTGATTACTTCGGCAACATCAATCCTATGGTATTGGCACGCCAAGCTGAAGATAGCGCCAAGATCGTGATGGATTTCTTCCGTGCAGGTGGTATACGTTTAACCAAAGATGGTTTGGTGGAATCCTACCAGCAAGGCAAGTCGATGGTGACAGCCTTGCAAAAAGTTGGTGAATACGCCCGTGCAAATAACCTGTCTTACGAAGAAGCAAAAAGCGAAATATCTACCGTATTAGAAGGTCACCGCCTACACAACATCAATGAAGAGCACAACAAACCCTTAGAAGCATCCGCGTTAATCTTTGAACAGCAAGGCAAAAATAAAGAAGCCGATGCCGAACGGAAGAAAAAAATCTTCATGCACATGGATTTGAAACAGATTGCCACGCTTGAGAAAGCATATCAACAATCCGCTGGCATTAGGGAAATCCAAGACAATCTCAATGCAACACGTACGCAGGCTGTCGACTTAATGATTGCCACAGGGCGTTTGACCAAAGAGCAAGGTCAGTTCTGGAAAGATAACAATTCCTATGTACCGTTTAGCCGTGTGTTTGAAGACGCCGTACCTAACATGGTGTACCGTGGCAAGGGCATAGGTATATTAAAGAAACTTCCCGGTATGGAAGGATCACTTGGTCGCCCAGTTAAAAACGTGCTGGACAGCTACGCCAACCGTTTGAGTTGGATGGTAGAAGACTCTATGAAAAACCATGCAGCGGTTAAGCTGCTTGAGACTATGGAGTTGGGTGGCTTTGCGCAAGAAGTACCAACCCGAGAAAAAGCTAAGAACCCCAATTTGATTGTAAGCCTGTACCGTGATGGTAAGCCCGTGCTGTTTGAAGTGCAAAATGAATACGACATACTGGCTTTCCAGCAAGCGCCTGAGATGATGAACGGCCTGACCAAAGTATTGGGCGCAACATCCCGCTTGCTGCGTTTGTCCATTACTGCGATGCCACCGTTTGCAATTAAGCAGGTTATTGAAGATGCTCAGCGTGCCGCCTTTTACTCAGGTGTGGAACGCCCATTAGTTGTGGCAATGAAGACTTTGTACAACATGCCCCGTGTATTCTTTGGTGAAGTTACTGGCCGTAAATCACCTATGGTCAAACGCATGGAAGAACTTGGCATTGTGGGTGACTATGACTTCAACATATACCAGCCTGTCGGCGACATTGAAAAAGAAATTGGTGAAGCTAAACGCAACTTTGGTCAAAAATTATTCTATCGCCTTGAGCAATTTACTAAGGCGTCTGACCTCGCCGCACGTTTGGCGGTGTATGAAGAAACCATGCGTGAAACAAAAGGCGATGAAGTCCTTGCACAAACTCGTGCCCGCGAGTTGATTAACTTTACCCGCCGTGGTTCAAGTCCAGTTATGCGCACCGCCGCCCGTGTGATTCCGTTCTTTAACGCATACGCACAGGGTATGGATGTACTGTACCGATCAGCCACAGGTTTGGATTCTTCATCTTCAATCAATCGCGCTGCCGCCCGCAAGTTGTTCTTAAGCCGTGTAGCCATTATGACTGCGTTGGGTTTTGTTTACGCCCTATCAATGAGCGATGATGAGGGTTATAAAAATGCAACGGATGAAGTGCGTGATAACAACTGGATTTTACCTAATGGTTACAAGTTCGGTGTACCAAAAGAACTTGGTTTTTTGTTCAAGTCAATTCCCGAACGTATTGTGGACTACTACCGTCGCTACGGTACAGACGAAGAACAAAGCGTAATGCAAGCGCTAGGTAGTGTGGCTAAAGGTGCAATGTCAGCGTATGGTTCGCCTAACGTAACACCATCTTTCATTAAGCCTATTGTTGAGACTCTGACCAACTATTCGTTCTTCTTACAACGTGAATTGGAATCAGCCTCATTAAAACGTTTGGAACCGGGGCAACGATACACTTCCAGTACCTCAGAGCTTGCTAAAGCTTTGGGCGAAGAAACCAACATATCACCTATCAAGATTGACAACTTCTTGCGGGGTATGTTTGGTATGGCAGGGTCAACCACATTGTTGATAACCGACGCCGCGTTAAACCCAACACGTCCTGATCGTCCTCTGTATCAGATGCCGTTTGCAAGCCTGTTCTTGTACGACACAATTGGTGGTCGCGCTAAAAATGAGTTCTACGACTTGCAAGAAAAAGTTAGCCAAGTGGACGCTACATACAAAACGTTGCTTGGCCGTGACCCTGAGAAAGCACAAACGTACTTAGAAAAAAATGAAGCGTTGATAAGTATCGCGCCTATCATTAGCAATTCACTAGAACAGCTAAGTGCAACCCGTAAATACCGTACGATGTATGAGCAGGGCACCGAAGAAATGCTTGGTATGACAGGCGCTGAGCGCCGTGAAGCAATCGATGAGATGCGTAAATTAGAAAACGAAATGCTTTCCTACATACGTGAACTCAGAAAATCTGTATCAGTATCCTCAACAGAACCTGACGAAGATTAAAAAACCCCCGGGGTTTAGCCGGGGGTAAAAGGAGAAAAGCAACTGCACTTTTTAGGGTGCAGCTTATCCTATCATGCAATGCGCCAAACCCGAATACCCCACATGCCATTTTCTATATGGGCAATGGTCTTGACCCTAAAGCCTCGTTCGTCAGCACGCTGGGTGATAGCTCGAATCATACGTTCATGAGCAATACAGGGCAGGAAGAAAGAGGAGCCAAGTCGAAACCTGTGCCACTCAATCTGAACCTGTACCCCTTCAATTTCAAGCGGCTTTTCTATCTTCACCGTCTTCAATCGGCATGGCCAGTACCGCTTCCACGTCAAACACATGGCTCATGGTGTCGTCGATCAGCAAGGCATTGACAGGTGGTGCCGCCATCAGCGTACCTTTTGCCATACGCTTCTTTACAGAATCTACAGCCACACCCGTATTACGCAGGGCATTGACCGTATCGTGATAGCTGACCTGATTCTTGGCGCACCATTCTTTAAACTTCTTTTGCACAATGAACAGCTTCTTGGTATCTAGCTCGTACCGGATCAGCAACTCACCCCTTGGCTCCCGCACTGGTGCAGAAGGTAGGCCGTTCTCAGCAGGGTTATCTCTAACCAACAGGATGTTGTTGATGTTGGCCATGACAAAGGAACCCACTGCTGTAGCACCATCTGTCGGTGCTGCTTGAATGTCGCCCTTGTTAGATTTGAGCAAAACCACAAGCCAGTTAAAGATGCGCTTAACGTCAAAGTCAATCAAGCCAAGCTGATTGGCAATCAGGCCACCCGTGATACCCAGTGCACCGATGGATGACCAGAAGCGTTCACGCTGACCCAAGCCTGCCGCCGTATCCAAACGCAACTGAACGTCACGCATGGTATCCAAAACTTCAGGCAGATTGTCGACCACATACTTTAAGAAGAGTTCACCGGCATGACCGTAGTTGGTAGACAGCTTGCCGAACAGTGCATCGGTAAACTCTTTTGAGTACGTATCATCACGGCGAATCTTCAACTCAATGATACGCATCATCTCGCCTTCAGGAAATTCCTTCAAGGAAAACAACTTATCGTACAAACTGCTGTTGGATGAAGTGATCGCAAGCAAACGCCAGAAGGTATTGTTCATACGCTCAGCGTTAGTCTGTGACTCCATGCGGTTCTTGCCACGGCCTTGGGTGATAGCGTATGCCAACTGTGACACCATCTCATCACGCATGTTGGTCACTTCGTCAATCGTTGCAGGCAGATTGTTCAGCACACCGAAGCGGTGAATCTTGGCGTTGTATGTATCGTCGTTCTGTAGCAGTAGGTCGAACGGTTGCCCCCAGATACTATTAATGGCCATCTGCACAGTTGACTTACCCGTGCCAGAACCCGGACTCATCAAGTTAACGATACCCCCGCGCACCTGAGTGAACGGCATCAGCACACTGCCAAACCCAAGCATGAATGCAAAAGCTTGTGCTTCCATACCATTGTTGTTATAGAAGTTAACAACTGACTTCCACTCATCCAGTTCACCCTTCTTTGTCAGCAATGAACAGGCATGCAAGATTGAACTTGCAGGGGGGCTGTATTTAACCCCAGTCTTTGTGATCTCGCGGTCGCCAAGGATGAACGTCTTCTCTTCTGTCCATCCAAACTGGCTACGTACTTTTTCGGCTTGTCCCATAATCTGTAATTCCTTTACCCAACGTGAAACATAAAACATTAACTCATCGACGGTCTTACCTAGCACCGCCATGCCCTGCGTTGCAATAGCATCACGAAAGCGATCCTTTGACAACACACTAACCAGAGGCACCGAGAACTCCCGCACACCATCTTTAGGTAAATGCAGTCGCATCCATAGAACCTCACCCGCCACAGGGTCGTGCATACGCTTGACCACATAGAAGTCGTTTTCATAAACCAACTTGTCGTTGCCCTCTTCTTCCGATTTGTTGGGGTCGCCTCGGCGGTAGATGCCACCGTACTTGCCACGAAAGAAAGGAAAGGGGTATGCAGGTATGTTGTATACCCGCACGTCTTTGGAATTAGAGTCCACCGTTGTGATGGTGTTGTCTTCTTCAGTTGCTTCAATGATCTCTTTACCCAACACAATAGGCGAGCCAAACTTGCCCTTGTGCTTACAGTCTTTGCAGCCACCGGGTCTGAGGTCATCAAACGTGGCGCAGGTATAGGGGCCTTTGGTTTCGCTTGCCTTGCGATCAGTCTCGTGTGGGTTGTAGCTGTCATGCTGATTCGACATCTCATGGATAGCGGTATCACGATCTACGCAAAGCTGTGCAATGGATAAGCCACCACGCCACAAAGGTTCTGGCACCTGCTTCTGGTGCTCCATGATGTGGTTGAGTTGGGCACACCCCTCAACCTTCAAGGCAATAATCTTTTCAAAGCGATACGAATTGTTCTGCCCCATCAGGGCTTTGCTGGTCGCATCAGGCCCAGCGTTCTTGATGTAGTCAGGCACTTCAAAGGGCAATGCGTCAGTAGACTGGCTTGGCTCGGGCGCGCCTAGGGCGGCGGCAAAATCAAACAAGTCAACCTTGCCATCACCACCCATGTACTCCACGGGAAGCGGGGCATCGGGATTTTTAAAGTTGTGTGTCTCTGGCACGCGAAGAATACGCGCCATGTCAGTTGTGCAAGCAGGATCAGCAAATAAACTACGTTCAGTGCAAACATTCTTTAAACGCTTGGCCACAGGTAGCCATGTGTTTTTATCGATACTCTCAGGCAGTACCCAGTACGCATGCACTCCGTTACCAGAGTTGATACAGATGGGTTGAGGTAAACCTAGGTCAGTACAGAACTGCCCCAGTGCCGCCATTGCCAGATCACGTGATGCGTAATCCTTAGTGGGGCCACAGTCTAGATCAAGCCAAAATGCTTTGGCTCTGTATGCGTTGGCAGCTAGCCTACGGGGTGGAACAACTTCAGGGTCAAACGAAAACATCGCATAGTACGTGTCAGCGTCAGCACCATAGATGTCCTGTATTTCCGTGATGAGAGAGGGAATGTCAGTTGCAAACCGTGTACGTAACTTCTCCTGCTTGATGCCGACCGCGCAGTATTTGCCAGTATCCGGCAACACCGCATTCAGAAATTCGGTCAATGTCATAGGGATACTTCGGGTTAATGGCGGTCAATATAGTTTTGTATTTTCTTGGCGGTTTCAGGGCGTGGTGAATACTCACCCGCAAACCACGCATAAACGGTTATCTTTGTAACTCCCGCAATCTCGGCAACCTTCTTCACCGATATATTTTTCTTGATGCAAGCCCTGCCGATTTTTACGCCGGACAACTTTCTATTAGCTTGTTTGTTCTTTAGCACGGTGGCTAGTGTGTAACCAATCATCGCTGTCTTTCGTTAGGTGGGGGTACTAACCGCCCGTCTACAAGCTTTCAAAAAGTATAAGACGGCTTTCCCCCCGATTGGTTTACTCGTCGCTGTCGTCAGCCCATGCGTCAAGCACAGAGGCAACGTCTTTGGATTCCGTTTTCTTCACGGCACGTTTGACAGGTTCGTCGACGGCAGGTTTGGCTTCAGCCACAGGCTCTTTAAAGGGAGAAGGCTTGGGTGCATCGCCATCTACTTGTGCCACAGTTTGTGTCACAGCGGCCAATGCATCTGCTGATTCACCTTGTGCCTTGCTCTCAGCCAACTCATCCACAGACAAGGGGCGCACTGCGCGGAAGGTCAACTTAGGTGTTGCACTGGATGTATCAAAACGCATCTCAGTCACAACGGCTGTCACGGGAATACCATGACCACCCAAGAACTTAGCGTACTGTTGCAATGGCATCTTGCCGTTATCACCCGTGCCAAAGATCGACTGACCGGGTAACGACAACTGATACACATCACCCGACAGATTGTTTTCCAAAGCCACGGCAATACGCTGATTGAAGCGGCAAGCACGGCTATCACCTTGACCAGAACCTTTGATGTTCTGTTGGCATGAAGCACAGTTAGTGCTCTGTGGGTCTTTGACGCCCTTGTCAGGTGTTACGCCATCGTTAGATGAGCAAGAAGGTGCAGAGTTCTGGCCTTCCACGTATGTACCTGCATAGTACTGACGGGATGTTTTCTCAGCAGAGCGCACGACCACCACGTTCATAGCGCGTTCGTCATTCTGTGCAACTTCTTTACCGCCAACGATCATGCGGAATACACCGCCGCGAATGGAGATACGTTTGCCTGTACCACCGCCACCCATCAGGGCTTTGGTTGTTGCATCCAGTTCAAGGTTACGCAAGTGGGCTGGGAGGGTGTTACCACCTTGGGAGAAGAGAGCGATGTCAGACATTTGGTGTTTCCTTTTTGATGAAAGTGTTAATGATTTCTAAGTCAATGTTAAAAAATTTGGCAAGGTCACTAGCGAAGAATCGATAGTTCTTACCAACGCGGATGAAAGGTATACGCTTCTCAGGATTCTCTTCCTTGATAAGCGCGTGAACAGTTGACGGTGCGACTTGCAATAGCTTTGCCACCTGCGCCAACGTAAGGGCAGTTTCCAATTTAGCTTCTCCTGACAGTTACAGTATATTTGTGATCCACGTTCAATCCCGTTGGAAGTACATCAGGATTTTCCCGTAGGAACTCTTTCATATTCAACTGTGATATGCGCCGCTCAACTAAGTCAAGTGCGTCATGGTCACGTATGAATTTGTGCATTGCGGCCCAGTCGCCTGTCCAGTAGCGTGTTTGCACTGTACGTATTGCTGTGCCGTGGGCCGTCTTGATACTCTCGGCTCCTGTTGCTTTGCAAGTCTCAAGCAAGTTTGATTCGACCAAACCCATTTGCTCTTTGATTGCAAGGTCTTCTGCTTCGTACTTCGCTTTGAGGGCGGCACGGGCATCGCGCATCTTAATGTATACGCGTACTAATTTATCTGCTGTTATATCCATGTTGCTTTCCGTTTCGTTTTTGGTTAATGATACATCCTATCTTTACTTTGTCAAGTACCTCCATAAATTTATTTGTTTAAATCGAATTCCTCTTTATAAAGTTCCATCAAATTGAATTGCGCTAACTCTTTTGTTTCTAAAGCCTTGTACAGCTTGGCCTCTACTGGACTTCCTTGGAGCTTGACAACCAAACATTTGTTGATTTGCCCTGCCCTGTGGATACGTGCATTGGCTTGCGCGTATGTCTCGTATGATGTGATGGGCGCCCACCATACAATTGTGTTTGCCGCGTGCAAGGTGACACCGTGTGATGCAGCTTGGGGTTGTATGACAAGCACCTGTGGGTCTGGCTCATCTTGAAACTTGCGGAATATCTCTGTGCGCCTGCCAGCAGGTACACCCCCGTGTATCACATCCACTGTGTAGCCATCCCTACGTAGTTCTTCAAACAGAATCTCAATGGCATGGCGGTATGGGGCAAACACCAATACCTTATGGCTGGATTCGTCAATGACTTCCTTGAGCACTGCCGTGCGACTGCTAGAGTCAAAGGTTACGATCTCGCCACTATCGGAATAGACCGCGCCACAGGAAATCTGCAACAGCTTATTCAGCTTAGCGGCGGCGTTGATTGCCGTGACTTCCTCACCTGCCGCCTGCATAGCCATCACCTTGCGTAGCTTCTCGTAGTAGCGTATCTGCTGTGCGGTCATGGGAACCTCACGCTCTGAGTACAGTAAGTCTGGCAGGTCAAGGCATTGCTCTTTGGTGAACCTGATGGCAGGTTGTAGCAGTGTGCTGACCACCTGCTCTGCTTCCCGCTTGGGTGCCCACTTAAACTGAGTAATCTTGTTCATCACCTGATCGCGGTACATAGAGAAGCTACGGGGTGTAGCTGATGGGTTAACTAGTTTGGCCAGACCATACGCATCAAGGGGCGACTGTGAGGCAGGGGTTCCTGTCAACATCCATAGCCACATGTTGGGCTTGACGATTCGGTTCAGGGTGCGCCAGCGTGCAGTAGTTGCAGTCTTGTATGCGTTGGCTTCATCGATCACTATCATGTCAAAGTTGGCCTTGACGATGTCGCCTTCCACAATGGGCACACCGTCGTAGTTGATGATGACGAACTCAGCATCTGAGTTAATGACCTGCTGACGTTTTTCTTTACTGCCGTAGGCAATACCAACCTTCCTGTGCATAGCCCCTTTAAAAATATCGTTCTGCCATGCTGACTGCATGATTGAGAGAGGGCAAATAATGAGCACACGTTTGATGTGCTTAGCGTTCATCAAGTAATCACACGCCCATGCGACCGATAGCGTCTTGCCTGTGCCGGGTTCAGAGAAACAAAAGGCACGTCTGTGCAGAGTAAGAAACGCGGCTGTTTGTTTCTGGTGTGTGAACGGTTGATAGATGCCCGGCCAACTGTACTTGGCAACGATAGGAGAAGGTACGTTCTTAACCTTCAGGTTCTTTAATACCTGCGCTTCTTCCAAACCCCAGTGCACCATCACTGTACTGATGGGGCCATCTTCGAGCAATGCGCTCTTGGGTATCACGTTCAAGACCCTGTACGGGTTCTTTAATTTAAGTTTTAGTGCTTTTCCGTCAATGATTTCCATACATGCTCCAATGCATAACAGACCGAAAGTGACATCCACTTCGATCATTAAGTAACACCTTACGGGTGTCATTCGGTCAGATCATCTAAACGAAAAATAAAGACTCTGACTGATGCGGTTTAAAGGGTTCAACTCAAAAAAGCCCCCCGTGCCCGCCACTCACACCTAACGCGGCACGTATTATTTTTTCTTAGGTTTGTTTACCTTTACGGTGTGGTCGCTGTTGCGGCTGAATGAACGATTGGCGCTCGGTGCTTTGAGTTGCAGGTTACCCTTGGCAGTACTTCCACCTTTAGATAAAGGGCGCTTGTGGTCAATATCTTTTCCCTTACGGTCAATGCCTTCTTTGTCGTATAGGTCACGGGCTTGTTCACGTTTTCTTCTAGTAGGTAATTCATTTCTGTCCAACTGTTGTTGGTATTCTTTCTTGTAGGGTCTGGGTTTGGTTACGTAGGGCATATCATTTCCTTCCACAATGGGCGCAGGATGACACCCAGCAGTAATTTTTACACAAACCGTTGGGTTTTGCATTCCAAATATCTGCGCTGTAGGCACCTTCCAACATCATGACTTTGGGCATCCAGTTGCCCCAGTATCTGTGTTGTTGCTCTACTTCATAGACAGATGGCACGAACTTATCTTCTGCCAGAAACAACAGGCCACCCTTGACTTTCTTGATCTCTGGGAATAACTTAAATACAGCAAGTGCCATGAGTTCCAACTGCCCTAGGTCAGCGTAGCGGGACTTGCCTAATTTGTAGTCAATCACACGGGCTTCACCCTTCTCGCGGTCAATGATGAGCAGGTCAGCTACACCACGAAACCAACAGTCAGGGTCAAAGAAGTCACATGGCTCTAGCTTGTCAGTCAACGCCATTTTAAATTCACATAACTTCTCGCCCTGTATCTTGAGCAGGCTATCGAGCGAAGGCTTGATGAAGGCAAACTTCTCAGGGATTTCTTTGCCATCCCGTATGTACAACTCAGCAGCTTCATGTACCAGCTTGCCGTAGAGGGCTTGTTCACCCTCGGGTTCCTTGATGTCCTTGAGTACCTTGGTGTGGTAGAACTTCTTGGGGCAGGTGGTAAACGTCTTCAAGCTACTGAATGACCATGCAGGAATCTTTGCCATCAACAATCTCCGTAACTCAATCCCATACCGCTTTCGCAGTTGACTGGTAAACCTTCAGCCCATGACGGAACCCAACGCATGCAGGATTCCACATAAGCACGTGCTTCATCGGCTTCTTCTTGCCTAGCGACAATACCAATAGCATCGTGCACGGTAAGCACGACCTTGTATCGCTTAGCAATTTTTAGCATTTGATCGCCAATGATACACCGCGCAATGGCCTGTGTGAAGTTTTCTACAACTTTTCCACCATATATTTTAATGCGCCCGTTGCGGGTTTGGTATGTAAACTGCCGCTTGTCATTCTCAATGGACTCATCCAACACGCTGTAATAAATGTGTAGCCCGTTCGGGAGAAGGATGCCTTTATCATCGACAGTCAATAGGCCATCTTTACCCAGCTTCATGGTCATGCCGCGCATCATGCACTTGAGGGCTTCCTGCGCCTCACGCCAAAGTGCTGGGACTTTTGCATAGCGGTCACGATAGACCGAAATAATACGCGCACACTCCTCGGTCGACATCTCAGCACCAAAAGTTTTGAGTTGGGCTTGAAACTTTGCACCACCCATTCCGTATCCGGCACCCAGAATAGTAGTTTTACCGACAAACCGTTCGTCCTTCGTGATCTCAGCTTCACTCTTGCCGTATATAGCCGTCGCCATGATCTTGTATACATCTTCGCCCTTTGCAAACGCTTCTACTAAGTCATCCTGACCCGACTCCCAAGCCAGCGTACGGGCTTCGATCTGGGCTGAGTCAGCATCAATAAACACATAACCCTCGGGTGCAAGGATCGCCTTCTTCAGCTTGCCTGCGTTTGGCCCACGGCTTGGCAGGTTCTGTAGATTCACTGAGTCAGTACCGCCCCATCTGCCTGTATGGGCAGCATAGTATCTAAGGGGTACAGGAAACGCCCCACGGTGGCTGATGTCAATGAACCGTTGTGTACGAGTTTCTTCTAGGGTTGATTTGGTGCCAATGCGTGCCGCACACAGGGCTTGCACCCGTGGGTCATCGTGCTCAAGCAACTCTTTGAACGCCTCGTCATTCTTGGCCAAGGCTAGGGTTAGCTTGCCTGTGGTGGGGCTGATCTTGGTGGGGGCTTCCACATCCAAGCCCTTGAGCATGGTGGCAAACTGCACGTTACTCATCAGTGTCTTGCGTACCTCCGCCTGTACTTCCTCATCACCAAGGATGTGCTTGACCGCAAGGTCTTGCTTGCCCACGGCTTGCAGTGCACTGACCAGATGGGCTTTCTTCTGAGCCACCGTATCAGCAAGGTGCAGTTTCAATGCTTCAGTATCAAGCTTCAGCACGGGGTGAATAAACATACTCAACGTCAGATCAATCAGCTTAAGTTCACCCTTGGGAAAACCTGCCTGCATCATCATTTGAAAGATGTTGTACGTTAACTCCACATCATTGCGGCTGTACGCACCATACTTGGCAAGGGCATCGGGGCTAAAGAACTCACGCCCTATACCTACAGCGTTCAGAACTTCTGTACCCTTCTCACCCACAGCGTAGCGCACAGCCATCGATGCAAGGGACACGCTTTGATCTACGCCATGCAGGGCACGTCCCATGCTCATGGTATCTAACCAGCCCTTGGGCTTCACACCATAACGCCACGACAGGATCGCGCCATCAAACATGGTGTTGTGTGCCAGTACAAGTGAGTCATCCCACGGCAGGGTATCCAGTACCTTTTGGATGTGCTCGTTGGTGCCCGTCACCCATACACAGCGTTCGTCGTTTATCTTGTATGCAAAGCCAATGGTCTCGTACCTGTCGTGACGCACGTACTCTTCCGTACTGATCTTTGTCAGACTGTACTTCTGATCGTAGTAAGTCTCAAAGTCGATTGTGATTAGGTTCATGAGTTCCTTCTAGCCAGTACGTCAAGACCTTCTTCGGCAATGATCTCGTCTTCTGATTTGTATACCGTACCAAGGGGCGCCGGTATTCGTTTGATGGTCAAGTGCTTGCGTGTAGGTGCTATCTCTTCTTGAAGCATAGCTTTAAGTTCCACTAAGTTATCTTCCCGTGCAACATAGGTCAGGCCATCGGCGTTCATGATCTTGTCTAGCTCACGTTTTTGTAGTTCAGTCAGTTGACCCTTGCCTGCTTTACACTCAATGGCTACAAACCTGCCAGCCATACAGCAGATGATGTCGGGTATGCCCTGCCTGCCGTATCCGTTGGCAGGGGGCATGAAGTAGTAGATACCCAGTGCATCAAGGATGGCGCGCACACGGGCTTTAACTTTAACTTCGGGGGTCTGTGCCATCACTCACCTCAATCAGTTTAGCCAAGTAATGCTGTGCCTTACGCAGATCATCCACCCCGTTCTTATGCTTCCAACGTGTGACGTACTTGATGATGTTGCCTTCAAGAAAGCCAAGGTCATTGCTGACGATGTAGTCCCAAGGTTGTATGCACCTGTCCATGTAGTGATCGCCCCCCACCTGCATATCATTGGCAGTGGGGAACAGTTCCAGTTGCTTTACGGGTTCAATCATTTTGTTTTTCCTGTAAGAGTTTGTCGTAGTACTGCTTGGGCATTGGTGCTTTCTTTTCGAGAAACTCACGTAACCATTCAGCACCACCAAGTTCGTTAAAAATAATCCACTGCCTGTCAGACATACGGATGTTTCTAAATGTTATGGGTTCGGGGGGTTTGGGTCTTGGCATTCCGCAATCCTTTTTTCTTTGGCAACTATACAATCTCTGCAAACAAACTTGTGAACGTTACCGCCAAAACCATCCAGCACTTGAGCGTGACCGCCGTATTGAGGTTTATCTTTTTGGCATTTCCAGCACAACTTCTTTCGGCTTGAACGAAACTTGTTAAATTCTCTTGTAGCCGAATAAGCAAGTAGGTTTTCGGCAACATAACTTTTTTGCGCTTGTCCTTGTCCTTTCATCGCTTCATCCCCCTGATGTATGCCGCGAAGCTTGCCATAGTGTTCTTCTCAAAGGCTTTCATCTTCTCAATTTCTTTGGCAACTTCTTCTAAAGTTTCATTGCGAACAACTTGTTTAAATGTTCGCGCAAAATTATTGCTAACGTATTCTTGAATGTCGTCGTCATCGTCCATGTTATTCCCCTAGTTCATAAAAAATATTATCAATGACATCCCGCACACCCTCCAGTGTGTCGGCCATATCCGCTTTGTGTGTTAACTGCTTTGCTACAAGTACCCTGATACCCACAAGGGCTACATACATCTCTTTACCTTTGACTGCGTACAGCAACCTGCGCTCATCTTCGGGATAGTTAAATTCCAGTACAGCTTTCATCTTTATCCTTTGGTGTTAACCAATACACATCGCCTATACGATGCCCAATGGAAGGTATGTCATCCATGTGGTGCACCATGCTTAGCAATGCTATATCTTTGCGTACCCATTCGGGTAACGCTTCGTTTGTATAAGACGCATTTAGCTTAGCTTCTGCGCCTAGAAATACCGTGACCTTCCAACGCCCTGACTTGGGCATCTTCACAATCCGGTACATACATTTTGGGTTCCGTTCCATTACTTCCTTATATGTGCACCGTGACTCCATGCGGTGCGACTATGTGTTTATTGTTGATGCACCAAAGCACAGGGGCTGGCCAGTCACCACCCCAGTCACCAAACACGTCACCATCCGTCAACATCACAATACAGTCCGGCACAATGCGCTGCTCACGCATATAGCGTGTGACGCAACTCGGCTCTGTACCACCCCCACCCTTGGGTCGTGTGCTTTGATGCAGTGTACTGATCGAATCGGCTTCGTAGATTTCGTGTGCAGCTACATTGTGCCCCCAATACATCAAGTCCACAAGTTCGGGTTTAACCGAATCACATACGCCCTGCACTTCTGCAAGGAACGTAGCCAACACCTTGTTATCAATCGAGCCTGATGTATCTGCACCAAGGGCAATACGAAACACGCTGTCGCTGTACGATGTAGGCGCCATGACATCTTGGCTCATGAACCTGCGATCAATGCGTCTGTACGATGAGTAGTCATCACCCGGCTTGCAGTTGGTAATGAAGTCACGCAGTACCTCACGCCAATCTACCTTGGGTTTGAGCATCTCGATGATGTTGCGATCCACGTTCGCGCCTGCCTTGCTTGCAAAGATGTTGCCTTGCCGTAACGCTTGGTCAACTGCCTTGCTCAACTCGTCAGCCTGCTCATCGGTCAGCTTGGCGGCTCCGTCCCAATCGTGTTGGTCAAAGCCCTTGGGCTTCTTGCCTTGCTTGCCGTCTTGCTTGAGTAGCTTGAACACCTCGCCTGCATCCATGTCACGGTACTTCTCATCGACACACCCACCGTCAGGTAGTTTTACAAACTGATCTTTGTAGTATCTATCTTGGATGGGTAAGTTGATGACGTAGTCACACGCCATGTTCGCAAGTTCATGGTCTTCGTCATGCAGGTACGCCCAAGTACGCAGGTGTTTGAATGCGCAGTGCATCTTCTCGTGGAGCACAAGGCCCATGAGTTCAGCATCAGTCAGCTTCTCAATGAACTGCATACCATATTCAGTATTGAGGCAATCGGTACGTGCTGTGATGTTAGGGTCATCCACTACTTCGTTCTTGCCCATAGGAATGATACCTACCAACCACGTATATTCTTTGTCACGTAGCAGAGATACGTGAGCACGCTCAAGGCGTTGTGAAGGTGTTAGTTGCATGGTGGCCTCACGCAAACAAGTATTGCTTAGAGATAGCGAACTTGGTGAACTGATCGTTCTCTAATACAAACTGCTTGCTTTCTTTCTTGATGATGCTGGTACAGAACAATGCCTGCACCTCGCGTTGCATACGGGACATGTACGTCATCCATGAGTCAAGCGTATCTTCGGTCACCCAGTTCAAGGCTTGGTACGCAAGCATCAATCGGCTTGGTATTTGGTCAGGCAAACGGGCGGTGTCGGGGTTGCTGATGATCTCGGCACGCTTGGGTAATGAGTCACCCATAGAAATCCATGACTGAATATCAAGGGCAGCAGGTGCACCGATCGTGCCGATCAACGCTGTCTCCAACGCATTGGGTGTAAACAAGTGGCGCTTGTTGATGATCTTGGATGCTTGCTCCAATGATCTGTGTGTCACGAACGCAGACCGCTGTGCCTTGGGGTGATAGATCAACGGGTTGTCATCGGGGTTGTCGTACATCTCGTACGAATGCAGGGCATCGGGGCGCTCACCTACCCACATGATGACCTCGGGTGCAATGTTGTTCAGTCGTGCATAGTTCTCAACCCACTCGTCACCTGTCTGCTTGGCCATACGTACAGAGGTCAAACGATTGCGGTGATGGGGCTTGAGCATATCGCCCACACCCTCGCCACCTAGGTTGGTGGTCATGAACACAAAAGATTCTTTGTGTAGGTACCTATGGCCTTGCCGTCTCTCAACAGGTAGTGGCAGTGCCGCATCTTGCGCAGAACGTGAACCCTTGCCGAACTCATCCAGCATCAGAATCACAGGCACATCGTCACCCAAGCCGAACGATTCGTTGTAGTAGAACTCGGTGGTCTTGCTCTCATGGTTGACCGCAGGTACACGGAAGTCGCCCTCGTGCATCACAGTCATGTCCATGTACACCTTGCGGTGGTTGGGGAATCGCTTGCCAATGGCATGGATCAAAGATGATTTACCAGAACCGATGTGGCCTTCCACGATCGGGGTTACCTCCGTGCCTACAGCACAGATGAAGTCAACGGTTTCGTTGTAAGACATAGTAGTTTGCATAATGTTTCCAGTTAGTTATTGCAGGGGGGTATCAGATTCGTACTTATCGTGTAATGCTTTGGCCGCAAGTGTGGCGTCGAAGCAAGCTCCGGTCGCACCCATCACGGTATCTCTATCTGCACCATGCTCGACAGCAATAGCGCACGTCATACGTAACAGTACGTTAAGCACAACGTCAGTACGCATGCCACCACTTTGTGAAATGGTTTTGAACAGGGCTTCGTACAGATCATCGATCTCGCTACGCATCTTGGGGTCATCAGGTGGTTGTTGGTATTTCATATTAAATGTCCAATGAAAATTTATCTTTAAGTTCATCCATCTTGGTCACAATGGAATTGCGCATCTCAGGCGACTCACGCAGGGATTTGATGTCCACGTTAGTCAGAGATAGTTCAAGGGCACGGCGTGCCGCTTCCAAGTCAATGTCATCCAAGATGTTCAATGACTTCAAGGTACTACACAAACCCAATGCGTTGTCGAGCATGGATTGGTACAGCTTTTGTGGCTTGCCATCTTCCTTGGTAATCATCTTATCTCGGATGTGTTGCACCTCTTCGTACAACCGATTCCAAGGCTCTTGCATGGCCTCTCGCATACGGGTAGTCGTAGCCGCTTCAAACCTAGACTTGAGTTGCTCTGCCGCTTCTGCTGGGATGTCCACACGGAAGTCACCCGCTTCGGGTACAGGGGTGAAGTGATACCGCAGGCCAAACTTATGCTCGATGGCTTCCACAGTTGGGTACTCAACAGGGTCAAACAACTTGCCAAGCTTGAACGCCTGAGAAGAAATCTTGACCCCGTAGTTGGTAACGAACTGCTGAACCAAGCGATCGAATTCTGTTTCGTGTTCACCCAGATCATGGGAGATGTCAAAGAAGGCTTTGGTTGGTACAAGCCGTGTACCTGAGTCAGACCACGGCAGGGTAACTGAATACAACCACGTACGCACCTTGCCAGCGTGTGAATTGATTGCCTCCAGATCAGCGTCACCTACGAACAGTGACTTGTAAACCGAAGCAGCTTTACTGGATCGGGTGTTTTTGGCAAGGTTGACCTCTTCAGCCGTGACCTTGTCTTGCTTACGCCCTGTGTACACCGAGATGTTCAGGTCGAGCAACATTGCAGATGATGATAGCGATTTGTGTTTCATAACAGTTTCGTTAAAGATGTTTCCTACGTGGTAGGAAAAATTAAGTTGAAGGGGTGGTGAGACGCTCCACCTTGCGCACAGAAATCCAGTTCTTACCGAGGTAGCGAACCGAACGAACCCATGCACGGATGTTGTGTCGTTGAACGTGCGGGGGAACAAACTCCACGCACCAAAGTTTGCGAGCTAATTTAAGTTTGGTTGTGTTCATATATCCGCCAGTTCTCAGGCCATGCGAAGAACTTCAAGGTTCCCCGTGGTGTCATTGCGCATGGTCTTGTAGCTACCGTTACCCCACAGCTTGGCGGCAATAGAAGCACCTGACCCTTGAATCTCATTCATGTCCGCGCCACTGGGCACAGGTATTACAGCCACGTCACCTATCTTCATGCCTTTCAGGTAAGGCAGGATGTGGTTGTTCAAGAACCCATGAGGATGACGTGATTGCGCACGCACCTTGCGTTGGGGTTTGGCATCAGGTACGTGCAGTTGTAGATCACCTTGAATGATCTGCTCACCCGTAGGTAACACGATGATGTATTGCGCACGAATAGCGTTGAGTAAACGTGCGGCGTCTCTAGCGGTTTTGGTAATGATGTCCATGATAGTTTATGGTTTCCGTTTAGTTTCAAAAAGATTGATAGTTAAGTTTCTGACTTAACAAGGTTAAGTATACATGATAAAGGTCGTTGTGTCAAATTGTGTTTGTAGTATCTACATCATGGCCTCCAATGAAACAGGTCAGCAATAAGTACTATGAATATAATGAGCAACAGTACACGTTCAAATTTTTCCCAAGGTGTCATCATGAGTCGTCCTCCAAGGTTTTTTTCAGGTCTTTTATCCACCGAGCCATTGCTCTCTCTTTTTGGTACGACAGTATCCAATCGGCTAGTTCATGTGCTGGCATGTCCAATAAACAGTCGTACAGCATGTCCAATGCTTCCTCACCAAAGCGGTCTTTAATTTCTTCAGGTGTCATTTGAATGTCTCCTTGATGTATTGCATGGCTTCGTTTCTAGTCTCAAAGCCCACGTAGTCGCCGTTCTCATCTATCCATTCGCCCGAGAAGTTCTTGCCGAAGATGACCCATATGTCACCTACCCTCTCAGGTTCCCAACACTTGCGGTCGTTGAACCCTTCCATGTATAGCTGGTGCACGATCTTCTTGCACGTTGTGTCGTCCACACCCGTGAGCCGTTCCAACTCAGCGGGGTGATTCTCCTCAAGTAGCAACGCTATCTTGTCTTTGAGCTTGTCGTGTTGCTCCGCTTGATATGCTTGCTCATCTACTGAGCGTTGGTGTTCGGCCAGCAGGTGGTCGTAGTAGCTATCTAATCCGTTCATGTTGTTTCCTTAGTGTGTTACGTGTAGTTGGTCGAACAATGTGCACAATACTGTGTCCACATCCATTGACTTGGCCATGTGTTTGGCATCATCAATTACTTCCTCAGTGAGCAGGCGTCTGTCCATGTGCTTGACCGCCATGTCTGGGTCTTCGGGATACACCGCTTCACCGATCATGTACATCAGGTCATGTGTGAGGCCGTACTGCGCATCCCACAACGCATCGAACAGCATCTCTTTGTAGTCCGATTCATCCTCGGTGTCGTACTGCCACATACCCGTGCCATATACATTGCCGAAGCCTGAGTACACCTTGCTCTCAAGTTCATACACGCCTGCCTCACGCTCGGTGGGTAGCTGATCCCACTTGACTTTGAGTACAGCTTTGGACAGTGCATAGAAATGCAGTATGTCAAGGGATTCTTTGTCGCTGTGCTCACGGTCGTAGCCCACGCTGATGTTGGTGCACTCGGGTATCACGGCCACAAACTCTGCCGTGTCGGTGTACACACCCGATGGGTCAGGGCTGTAGAAAAACCCATCATCTGCTAGGTTGAGTTCATCGCTGAGATGTTGTGCAAAAGAATCGGAACAGCATCTGCCATACGCTTGATCGGTAATGATGCTGTCGTTAGCCCGCCTGTCGAACGCAATCGCCCTGTCGAATTCACTGAGCAGTTGTGAGTAGTTGTCTGACAGGTGTGCCGCACCGATACCGCCCTTCTCTTCGCCTTGTGTGAACACGTAGTAGGCAGGCACACCAGCACACATCATGTGCATCAGCATGGCACAGCCCGCACCGTCATCTGCACCAAGGGGCGCACCATCTGCAATCCAATGTGTCGCAGTCTTGATGAACTTGTTAGGCATGACTTCTTTGTGCACCGTATCCACATGGGCAACGAACAGCGTTTTGTGTGTGTCAAGGCTTCGAGCATCTACGTGCAGGTTGCCTGCCACATCACGCCATGTCTTGTCGGCCAAGTGTTTGGGCACATGATCTTCAAGCCACTGGGTGAAGTACGCAGTTGCAGTTGTGTTGTGTGGCCGTGCAATGGACAGAGCACGGGTCAAAGTTTTGTAAAGTATAGATTTAGTTTTCATAATGTTTCTTAAGTTAAAGTTTCCTACTTGGTAGGAATTATTGGCCACTTGTTTCAGTGGCGGGTATGGGATTCAGTGCACCTCCTCTGTGTAGGTTGTCGGGGTGATACTTCTCGTCATCTACTTCCACACACTCAACGCTGTCGGTGTACCAATCACATGAGGCGACACACTGCCAGCCGTCACACTGAAAGCCCCACTCTTGGGTATCTTGGAACAAGCAGATGCGCTCATCGTCTTGGGTATACCAACTGCCATCGATCTCAATCGCTTCATCAACGTGCTCATAGTCACCGTTGTCCAGTTCAATGATGTTGTTATCTTCGAGATAGTCTTGATGGTAGTACTCATCTCGTGACTCCACATACACAGCGTGATCTTCGTGGAAGCGGTACGTGCTACCCCTACGGCCACGGCCTAGGCGATAGCTATCCTCACAGCTTGAGCACACAAGGCTGTCTTCGTGATAGCCGATCCAATAGCCGTCGTTCTCATTGGTACGATCACCGCAGTCTGCGCAGTCACTCCCGTTCACCGAGTCAGCATCACCGCCAGTGTTGCAACATTCGTACTCGCCATCGTCATCAATGACAAGCACACGATTGCTACCGCCTGATACGGACACGATCTGATTGCAACCGTCAAGGTACGGTGCGACAAACCCGCAGTCGTTGCCACCATCATGTATGTAACGTAGCCTCTGCCCATACTTCCACCCGTCACGATGTTCATACCCAGCTTCTCTGAGCCACGCTTCGAGCACATCGTCACGGCCTGAGTACCCGTCATCGTTGCGGAAGTAGCTACGCACAAAGTACTTCGAGTCATCTTTGGTGATGACAAGTGCACGGCCTACCGTGTCACTGCCCATCGTACGCACAGCCAAGCCCCACCCATGTTCAGGTGCATATGCTTGGTACGGGTGCTCATCAACGTTGCTCTGACCCCACTGCATACAAGACTTCGGGCCACGTTCTAGGTGGTGGATCATCTGCACTGAGGTGTTCACAATGAAGCAGTCACCCTTGCCACACAAAGCAGCTAGGTCACGTATCGCATGGTCAGGCAATGTGCTGAAGTGCTTGGTCAAGTACTTGCCAATCGTGGTGATGGCTTGCTTGTCGTCAACACCCTTGCGTTCGTTGGCCGTGTATGCCAAGCGTGATGGGTCGGACTGTGCCTTGTGTGGCCATTCGAGAAGCAGTTGTTGCCAATCGTCAGGGCGTGCCACGCCCATAGCCTTGATGACCACGGGATGGATGGGGTGTTGCTGTTGCTGATGTGCATGCCAAGCACGGGTGTAGTCACGATCCCGTGTGGTAACACGAGGAAACAACTGATAAGGGTCGTTGCATGTCCAATCATAGTCAGGAGATGCGTTGTAGTAATGATACACGGGCACGCCACGTTTCAGGATGAGTGCGGCTTCCCAGAAGATGTCGAGAGTTTGTTTGGGGTTATATGTAGTTTCCATATACTTTCCGTTTAGTTTCAAAGATGTGGTGTGAGACGGCACACCACGAACCGTTTTTCCTACGAGGTAGGAATTTTTATCGGCCTCCCTTGTGTGATGAATTCAAATTGAGTAGTAACGAACGATCTGTTACTACGATGTAGTTACTCTTAGGCATGGGCACAATGGTGTGCTTGCGTGCCTTGGCTTGTGCTTCCCCGCAGGTCATGCAGGTGCGGTATCCGAGCTTGGCTCGGGCAGGCGGTATCCGTTCTGCGTAACAGCAGGTGCAGATAGGCAAGTGGTAGTGGGTCATGCTTCTTCCGATGGGTCATAGTTTTCGGGGTACGTGACATGAGGCACAAAGAACCGCTTGGGTGATTCTTCAATAGCATCGAACTGCACCCCTGTGATAACTTCCCCATCCTTTGCCCAGTTTTCTAAGGCAGTGAATAGGTATGATCGGACTTCCTTTTCGGACTGATGGTGCACGTGCACAGTCAGCTTGACCTCGTACACATTGACCGCACCTGCCCGCTTTTGTTTGAGTGTGAGTTTCATTGGTCGAGTGCCTCAATAACTATGACTGCCATACCGCCGAAGCAGAAGCCAGCGAACACAAGGAACGCCTGACGAAAGGCATTGCCATCAGCATCCCATCCTGCAAACAGGCATAGGCAAAAGCCAAGGGTGAACCCGATGGCGTACAAGATTGATGTTAAGTTCATGATGTTTCCCCTTGAAATGGTTTGTCTGCGATCAACTTCAACGTGACATCTATATAGGTCAGGTCTTTCCAGTTGTTGTACTTAGCTGCCTTACTGTTAAGCAGGTTGTCGTAATACGTGGCTTCGGGTGAGCCATCAAACCCTTCAGGTTCTTTTCGGCACATCCAACCTTCGCCCCCACCAATGTCATGGTCGAATCCATACTCGTATGTAAGCGTGAAGCGCCCAATCTGCACCTCTGCTATGGGTGAAAGGTTTCGCCATGCAATCACTTTTTCTGTGTAGTTCATGACTGCACCCCTTCTGTCGTCTCATCTTCCAGCTCGTCTTCGAGCGCTTCCAAAAAGTCAATGACTTGGTTCAGGCTTTGGCCGTAGTTATCGTTGGCGGTGGGCTTGCGTTTATCTGCGCTACTCATGGCATTGCGTATGTCATACGCTGCAAACAGGGCGCACTGGACTTGTTCTAGTTGCATATCATTCTCCGTTTCGAGTTGAGTTTTTCCTACGTGGTAGGAAAGTGTGTGGTACACACCCAAGAGGGGACACAAATCCCCTCCCAGTTGCATACAACTTGTTTGTTGTATTGTTGACACGGTGGTTTCACCATGCGTAGTGCTTACTCTTTGTTTGGTTTTGGCATCTGTTTTGTAACTGCGATAGTGTTCGTCGTTCACGTATATTCTGGTGTTCACCAGTCCGTGTTCCTTGCAAGTATTGATATGCGTTCGGAAAGGATCATCAGGCTGAATCGCCCATCAAATATAAATAGACCCCTCTCTCGCATACACCTCATGCATTAGGCTTGTTGTACTGTGGTACAGAGCAAGCCACACATTTAGGCAGTATCGTTTTGCTTTTCCATTGCACAAGTACGGTGCAATGAGCCGACTGGGTACGGCACGTGCTATTCGCATATGGAAGGGATCACGGCAAAGAGAGGTGTTGTGACACCAAACCCTGCTCTCACCCTGTATGCTTCTTGGATCAACCAAGCGACGGTTTACTGTATGTGTTGGGACACATACGCTTAATATGTTTTTAAAGAACTTTCCTACTGGGTAGGAAAAACCGATGTATGGGCACGATTTCCCAAATGGCTAAAGCCATTGTACCATACAAGAAGGGTCTTGTCAAGTCAAGACATGATGAAACAACACATGGGGATACGCAACATATCACTTACCCCTACGTTCCAGAACGCTACTCTTTGTCGTTGATGGGGTTGTACCTCTGCACTTTGACGTACTCATAGTGTCCGAAAACAAACTTGGTGGTGGTGTACTTGATGCCACGATCTCGCAGTTCACGGGCGGTCATGTTGCGTATGGCCACGGCCTCAGTTGCAGGCACGACAAAATAATTCCCGATTGCAAGTGAACGCAGCTTGCGTAGGGCATCCTCGTTTGGCTTCAAAGATTTAACCCGCACATCGAACGCACGCTGGTCACGGGTTTGCCTTAAAGATGTTTTTACATTGGCCTTGCGCTTGGCTTGCAGTTCGTGCATTTGGGCGGGGGTTTTGGCCATGCTGGTTTGCTTGACTTGCTCAACAAAGGATTGCATGAGGGCGGGGTCGAGGTCAAGGTCTAGTAGGTTGGGTTTCATTTCGTGTTCCAAAGTTCCGTGAAATTCAGTGTGTACTTGAGACGGGAATTATACTGGAACAGAACGCAGAACGCAAGGGATGTAATAGCGTGGTATATCGGAACGTGTGGTTTGGCAAGGGTCGGTGCTTAAAATGTAGGCAGAAATTCAGTGAGTACCAGAGACGAAAATCCATAAAAGCCAATAAATAAAAATCCTACCAAGTAGGAAAAACGATATGCTTGATCCCAGTCGCCCTGCCACAACTTCCCCCAAAAACTAAAAAAGAAAATTTCCCAGACTGACTTTGTAAAAACCAGAACAACACTGAGAACATATATATAAATATATATTATTTATTATTATTAAAGGGATTCTTGCTTTGGAACATTGCTAAGAAATGACAAGACGTGATTAGACGGGTGTTCCAATGAAAAATTAGAACGTTCCAAGTACGTGCTAAATTCCCAGAACATTTGGAACATGGTTGCATAGCTGCATATTTGCGTGTCATGACTGCGTAGTTGCATGGTTGCATAGTTGCTTCCCCCACCAGTTCTCCCCGAAGATGTGAGGGGCAAACCCTCGACCGACCAGACGCAAAAAAGCCCGCACGAAGCGGGCAACAAAAAACCCGCCGAAGCGGGTTGGGTTTTTCCTACCATGTAGGAATTATTCAGTTATCTCATAACCCTCAGATTCGAGATAGTCACGCACGATGGCGGTGATTGTGGGCTTTTCGTCATTCTCATACTTTTCCACAAATGACGTTTGAATTTTCTCGCACCATGTTGCAAATTCACCATGTGAGAATAATTTGGCAATCACAATGTCAATGGCCTCAGTTTTGGTTTTGCCCTTGCCCTTGCCCTTAGCCTTGCCCTTAGAATCTGACAATGAAAATGGCGTGCCATCGTTGACGGCTTTCACAAATGACGTGACATAGTTCATGCACGTTTTCTGCGCAGTTTTCTCAGGGGCAAGGGCGACAATGGTGTCGGCAATAGTTTGACGCCATGTGCACGTTTTCATTGACTTGCCCATTTTCACGCCCTCAGTGCGAAGCGCAGTGGCCTCAGTTTGAAGCGCATCGGTCAATGTGACCAAGCGAACAGATGACTTTTGCAAGTCAACGATGTTTTGGCCGATGGCCTTTGCACGTGACACGATGGTGTCGTTTTGGGTTTTGGTAGAAGTTGCCATTTTAGTGTTTCCTAAAATATCGGGTCAATCGATATTGATTGCTTGCCGATGTGTTTATTATAACCTAGTTTGACCTTGTCTTGTCATTGATGACGATG